TATTAGCACACGGCACGTTATATCGCTTACAGATGATGCCTGAGCAAGCTTGGTCTAATCCAGCATCAGCTGCTAATAATAAAACACTTTATGACAAACAAATGGGTGATGCCATTCGTAAAGTTAAATACGGGTGGGCTGGTGCAGCGATGACCGCCACTTACAAAAATTTTGAGACAGGATTTTAATTATGGCTTATTCAGACACAATTAATTTAGTCAAAGACGATACAGCACCTGTATTGACAGTAACGCTAAAGGATTCTAATGAAGCCGCTACGGGTCAAACCCTTGATCCAGATGATGCAGCTACTTGGAAACCTATAGATTTATCTGGCGCTACTGTGCAGATGTTTTTTAGGCAGTTAGGTTCTACAACCATCAAAGATACGATAACTGGAGCAATTACGAATGCTACAGGTGGTGAATGCACGTTGGGATGGAACTCTTCTTCTTTAGATACTGCTGGAACTTACGAAGGAGAAATACAAGTTACTCTAAGTTCAGGAAAAATACAGACTGTCTACGACAAAATTAAATTTAAAGTCAGGGCTGACTTTTAGGAGGGGCAATGGCTTTACGAGCTATTGTCAAGGTATCTGGTTCTTCTACCAGTGCCAATCAATTAGAAAATGGTTTAACAGCAAATCTGTCTGTTACCAATTTTCAAACTAGCTTTGCTTATGTAAACGCTAAAAGTAATTTAACTTTTGCGAATATCATTGCTTCAGTTGTTACTGACTCTGACAGTAAGCATCAATGGTTCTACGATCAATATACTTTTGCAGACAATCTCACCATACAGCTAACTGTTGTTAAAACAGATACTTTTGTTTTTACCGATAGCGAAACTTTTAGTTTCAATAAAGGCTTGTTAGACACCCCTACTCTGACAGAAAGTTTGACTAGAGCAACGGGCAAAGTTTTTACCGATAGCCAGTCTTTATCTGATTCACACAGTATAGGTTTTAGCAGACCTGTAGGGTCTACAACCGATGGCTTTACCGATACATTGTCTCTAGCTCCACAATTAAACAAAAGCGATAGTTTCTCTCACACTGATACAGTTGCATTATCTCCTACCAAAGGACTATCTGACACTTTTTCTGTGGCAGAAACCCTTGCAAGAACTGTGTCATATAACTTGGCGCGTTCTGATAGTTTCACTTTAGATGATGTCTTTAGTGGGATGGGAGTTGGCGTTAATAAAGGTAACATCTTTAATTTTTCTGACTCCGCTGTGTTTGCAACAGCAAAAGTGTTTTCGGACACGCAAAGTATGGCAGAAAGTATTGCGCTTTCTTCTAGCCTAGTCAAAACAGATAGTTTGTCTATTACTGATAGTGCAAATGTTCTTTATATACCAGGCTCACAAGGACGCTTCAATGCCTTTGCTTTTAATGAAATAACTCTAAATGGGTAACTCAATGATAAAAGACGATGGTTTAAAAATGAAGGGTCGCCTTCAAATATCTCTTAATGACAAAGTAGTACAGGATATAGACAACTTAGTTGTGACCGCTGGTAAAGAGTTTGTGGCTTCAAGAATGAAAGGCACAAGTGCAAGCGTTATGTCGCACATGGGAGTCGGAACAGGTACAACTGCCGCAGCTGCGGGTCAAACAACTCTTGTTACTGAAGTAGATAGAAATGCTATTGATTCTACAGGCGGATCAGGTGCAAACGTAATCTACACAGCAACATGGGCTGCTGGGGATGGAACGGGCGCTTTAACTGAAGCAGGTATGTTTAATGCCTCTTCAGGCGGAACGATGCTGTGTCGAACAGTATTTTCTGTTGTAAATAAAGGTGCATCTGACTCTATGACAATAACTTGGACTGTAACAGTAAGCTAAAAAGGGAGTAATTTAAGTGGGCGTAAAATTTAGTAACAACGCCAAAACTACTCTATCTGCAAGCGTAAGCACTAGCGCAACAAGCGTATCAGTTGCAAGTAGTTCTGGCTTTCCTTCCCTGAGCGGAGGTGATTATTTTTATGCCACAATGGTGCAGCAATCTGATGATACTGCACTTGAGATTGTAAAAGTTACCGCCGTATCAGGCACAACATGGACAGTTTCTAGGGCGCAGGATAATACCAGCGCCACCGCTTTTGCGAGCGGGGATAAAATAGAGCTAAGGGCATCGGCTGGTGTATTTATAGATCTTTTTGCGGAAAAAGCCCCGATTGCTAACCCTACCTTTACTGGCAACCTTACAATAGGTAGTGCTGAAATAAGTGAAACAGAATTAGAGATCCTTGATGGCGCAACAGTTACTACTGCTGAACTTAATAAACTAGACGGCACAACCGCTACAGCGGCCTCTCTGACTTACGGAAAAGATTTATACGACACAGGCGTAACCGCAGCAGAGTTTGATTATTTAGATGGCGTTACCTCAAACATACAAACACAAATATCCACTAAACTTACTACCCCTTCAGGGTTTGCTAGAGGCAGCGTTATTATTGGTGATTCAAGTGGCAATCCAGCCAATTTATCAGCGGGAGCAAATGGTTACGTTTTAAAGTCAGATGGCACAGACGTAACTTGGGCTGAAGATGAAAAAACAACCACAACCAACTTTGTTAAAAATGCGTTTACTGGCGATAACACCACTACGGCATTCACGTTATCACAATCACCTAATAGTGAAGATAATCTAATAGTATTTATAGAAGGTGTATTTCAAAATCAAGGTGACTATGCTTTAAGCGGTACAACTTTAACCTTTGACGAAGCGCCAGCTACAGGCAGAAAGATTGTTGCTTATCATGTCAAAGCAGCAGTATCAGGCGCTAACCTAAACCACGATCAATTTACTGCTTCAGGTAGTGCTGCATTTACGCTATCCATAACCCCAATCAACGAAAACAATACTCAAGTATTTATTGATGGTGTTTATCAGCAAAAAACAGATTATTCAGTATCAGGGACAACATTAACTTTTGATACAGCTCCAGCAAGCGGTGCAATCGTAGAGGTAATGACCTTTACACAAACAGAAATAAACGTCCCTACTACGGGTTCTGTCGTTACAGCTTCTATAGCTAACGATGTAAATCTAAATGGTAACCCAACTACTACGACTCAATCGGCTGGTAATAACACAACAAGAATAGCGACTACTGCATTTGTAGAAACAGCCGTGAGCAATCTTATAGATTCTGCTCCAGGTACGATGAACACCTTAAATGAAATCGCCGCCGCTTTGGGTGATGATCCTTCATTTACAACAACAGTTAATAATGCAATAGCCACAAAGTTGCCATTAGCAGGTGGCACTATGACTGGTAACTTAGTTGTTGGCGGTTCAGGGTTCACAACCACCACAATTAATTCAACTAGAACTTCAGGCAATATCGGGGGTATAAATTTTAGTGCTTCTGGTACAAATAAAGCACAGATTTATGGGACTGTTGATGGTCAATTAAAACTTGGAACAGGTGGCGATGGCACAGTTGATTCTAACCTTGCATTAACACTTGATACAGCAGGTAAAGTCGGAATTGGAACTGCGAGTCCTAGTCAGTTACTACACGTTGATGGACACGCTGCAATTACAAGTGCATATTCTTTAATGTTTGGAGATGGTGGAGAACGTATATCAGGTAACAACAGTACTGAAATATTAAATTTTTTCACAGGTGCTACAGAAAGAATGCGTATTGATTCTTCTGGAAAAACCTTACACACAGTAGCTTCACAAGGTTCTGCTTTTGATGCTTCTGATAATACTACTTGGAACGCATTAGAAATATTTCAAGACAGGGGAGTTACCAACTCTGGAAGCGGTATAGCTTTTAGAAGCCAATCTGGAACAAACCCTGCAGGTATAGTTAGTGTTGCAGGAAACACAACAGGCGGTATAGAAAGTTTAGCTTTCATAACTGTTGCAGGAAACGCAGGTGCGGAAAGAATGCGTCTCCATAGTACTGGTAAGCTAACCGTAGGTAGCACACCATCAGCTAGTAATGGTGTCATAGAAGCAAACTATACTGGTAATGCTTTTACTCTTTGGCTTACCACTACTGCACAAAATTACTTAGGTTTTGAATCAACGGAATCAGGTGGACAAGCATGGTCATTTAGAACCGCAGGCACAGGCACTTATGGAAGTGCAAACGGAGACTTATTGTTTGTAAATGGTACTGGTGGAATTTTCATGCGTCTTGACCAAAGCGCAGCCACAGTAGAGGGAGATTTTAACGATACCTCTGACATTGGCTTGAAGAAAAATATCAAAGATACCACAGATGGACTTGCTGAATTGTTAAAGCTGAAAGCCAGAAAATTTGATTGGAAAGATAAAGATAGGCGAAATAATGTGAATGGCTTCATAGCACAAGAGGTAGAGACAGTATTACCTGACGAAGTTATTGGTGATGACTACAATGAAAAAAAACCTGAGCATGGTAACAAGTCAATCAATACTTCTGGACTGTTGGCGGTAGCTGTTAAAGCCATCCAAGAACAACAAACAATAATAGACGACCTAAAAGCAAGAATAGAAACCCTAGAAGGATAATATGGCTAACACTAAAATAACAAAAAAAGTAAAGGCTGCAAAAAAGAGTGCAAATGAAGCCAGTATGCTATGATTATATTTTTAACTTAGGAGAAAGACATGGTAGATACCAAAGATAATTCAAACGAAAACCCTAAACCTACGTTCAGTTATGAGAAAGATGGCGAGGTAGTTGAAGTAGATGCAAACACATTTTCTGATCAAGGAAAGATACAGTTTGCTAGATTGCTTGATTACCAAAAGGATTTAGGTCAATTACAAGGCGCATTAATTAAAGTGCAACTTGATATAGACGACAATGCCAATAACACAGAACGCAGAAAGCAATGGATTATGGACAACGAGATCAATAAAACCGAAACCGTTGAGGAAAAGGATGGAGTTGAAGTTATAGATGAATCAGGAGAAAAAACCAAGCAGTAATGTAAGTGCTTTAGAACTGCACGAACAGATATGCGCTATAAGGTACGAAAACCTTGAGAAGAGGTTAGAGTCAGGGTCGGCTCGTTTCGTGCGTATGGAGTACCTTATATGGGGTCTATACGGTGTTGCTATAACATCAGGTATATTTGGAGCATTAGTGTAATGGCAGGAATTAAAGTAACCACAGAACCAACAGCAGAGCCTTTATCTTTACAAGAGGTCAAGGAGTATCTAAGGCTAGAAGATGCAAGTGATGAAAGAGTAGTACAACCTATGATCACTGCAGTTAGGCAATTTGCAGAAGAACATTTAGGTAGAGCTTTAATGCAACAAACTTTTACTCTTACGCTTGACACCGCACTAGAGACCGAAAATCCTTTATGGGAAGGTATGAGAACTGCACCAGATATTAACTACTACAAGAACTACGTGGTATTACCTAAGTCACCTGTAATCAGCGTAACGTCAGTCAAAACATACGATGACAGTGATACAGCTACGACTATGGCAGCTTCCAAGTATTATGTAGATACACAACGTGAGCCTGCGAGAATCGTACTTAGAACTGGAGAAACATTTCCTACAGCACTAAGAGT